CCAGTTGCCATGAGTTCTAGTTTTAGATCTGATGAGTATGAAGATGCCATATTTTTGTTCCTTTATGCTGCTGTTGTAATCTCAGTCCAAGTTATTGGTGTGCCAGTATCTATTTCTGACCACACCACTATTATAGAAGCAGAAGTTGAAGCAGTCAACACTACCCCAGTAACATTATCTATAATTCCTTCACCTGTAACTTCAGTAGGAGTACCAGCAGCTGATGTTGCCACAACACCAGTGACAGAGTAAATGGACTCTGGAACTATTGATCCTACAGAGAACGTTGAAGCTACTCCAGTAACTGAAGTAGAACCTGTTATAGTAAAAGTAACTGTGCCAATAGAAGATGTTAAGGTAGAGTTAGTAACTGGCACTTCTATTTTAGGTGCAACTATTACAGAACCTACTGCTGATGTTGCAGATACACCTGTTACTACTGCACCAAAAGTTATTTCTACAGTAGAAGTACCAACAGAACTTGTTAGTCCTAATCCAGTTTGAGTAATTAAAACATCTGCTGATATACCTGCAACAGTTCCAACTGCACTTGTAGAAGACACTCCTGTGACACTTACATTAGCATCTGCTACAGTCGTTGTAGAACCAATAGCAGAAGTAACACTTACACCATTAGGTATAACTGCATAAGCACCACCCCATACTTGATTACCCCAACTTAATCTACCCCAACCAGAGCCAATTAAAAATCTATCATCTATACTTACACTACCAGTAGATGTTGAAACTGCCAGTCCAGAGGGAGCTACTAATCCTGTATGTGTTACTACAACACTACCAACTGAAGAAGTGGCACTAACTCCAGTAACTGCTACTTCTTGTACAATTGTCTGTGTAGTTGAACCAACAGATGATGTTGCAGATACTCCTGTTACATCTATATCTGCCGTAATAGTTTGTGTAACATTTCCAACTGCTGAAGTAGTTGATACTCCATCAGCAATAACCTGTCCAGCAATATTCCAAGCAAATTCACCCCAAGTGCCTCTACCCCAACCAGTATTGATCTCTCCACTTGTTGTAGAGGACCCAACTGCTGAAGTTGCAGAAACACCAGTTACAGATTCACTATGATCAGCTTGATTACCCCATGTTCCTGTATTCCAAGACAACATTCCCCAAGAAGTTGCAGACACAGTATTAGCTGTCCAACCCATGTTAGGATGATTAGTGCAATAATAATATAGAGTTGGTGCAGATAGAGCTACAACAATAGTAGTTTTTGCACCTGCATTACCAGGTACTCCTGTAGCAGTTACACCTGTAGTGTATTCAGAGCCACCACCATGTGTACCATTTGCTGTAGTAGAAAACCTTAAAGGGTGTCCGTCATTACTACTATCAGATTGGTCAAAAACATAAGTTCCTGCTTCAGCGAGATTTAATGTTACATCTGCTGTAGCAGTAGACCCATCAATAGCATATTTGTTACTAGAACCTACATTATGATATGGATGGTTTGAAGGATTACCACCAACAACAGTAACTGTAAATGTTCTAGTAGTCACTGAACAAATCTCCTATTACTAAGCTATTCTTATAATAGCATCTGAAGCATTAGCAGTAGGAAACTGTATTGTAAATGTACCTGAAGTAGCTGTTTTATCTCCACCAAAATCTAACACTGCAACTGCTGGATCACCAGAAGCTGAGTCATTATAGATTAAAGCACCTCTTGCTGTAAGAGTAACACCTATAAAAGATAAATCTGCAAAATCACACACAGCAGTATCTGTACTCAAAACTGGAGTAGATGATACTAAAGCTTTTCCTGTTGCACTATAACCAGATGGTGAGCTTACTTCATTATCAGATGTATAAGATGTTGTTGACTTACCAAGAGTTGCACTTGATGTATACATACTTAATTTAAAAGTGTTACCAGTTGGTGCTGCTGTAAAATTATGCACTCCTTTTAACACATCCGTTTTAAATACATTACAAACTACACTTGTTGTTATTGCCATATTTTACTCCTTTATATTATGGTGATGGAGATTGTAGCGGTATCCTCATCACACCATTATCATATTCAGAACGTCTACGTCTACCCATTTGTTGCATCATAAACGCCTGTATCTCTTCAGTATACTTAGTTTTATATAAGTTGTACATATCCATAGGGCCTTTTAAGTAACTAAAACATTCTGTTAAGACTCCATACAACAATAATGCTTCTTGATGTTTAGATAAAAAGGTTTCAGTTGTTGAATTAAAATGCTCTGGGTCTTTTATGTAATTAAGTTGTACATCATAATTTTGATCTGGTATTGGAGCAAATAATATATTTTTATCATCCCAGTTAGCAAAATATTTAGGTAAGCCTGTAGCATCCGTAGGATTAAATTCTGCAATAAAAGAAGTATCTCTTTTTTCTAAAAAATCTCTAGTGCTATTACTTATAACTTGAATTGATCTTATAACTATACAATCATCTGGAACATTTAAATATTTCTGTGTGCCAGTTGTGCCTGTAACATATTTTCTTATATCATCATAATCAACTTTACCAGCAATATCTAATTCTGTATTTCTAATAAATTGATCAAGTAAAGTATCTGACAAAACATTTGAGTCTACTTCAGTATAATTACGAACTTGTGTTAAAAAATTTGCATGCGTAATACTCATGATATAACCACCTCTGGGTTTCCTATTGATGCAGTGACTTGCACTGCTGTTAGTTTTGTTCCTAAAATATTATTACTAGAAGATACTCTCATATTAGCTCCACCAGTAATACCACTATCTCCAACATTAGCAAAAAAACCATTACTAATATAAAGTACAAAATCTTTGTTATCATCTTTTGGTCTTGGTCTAGCATCTGCTAAAGCGATGGCATCTCCTTTAATATGTTTTTTTCTTATCTGAGGATGTTTAGCTTCATATTCAGATCTGTGAACAAAAGAGCCATTCCATTCTTTTACCATTTCATTGTAAGGAAAAGCCATTCCTGATCTGTCTGATATTGCTTTTGCGTATTTACCTCTTGCGTAAGCCATTATGCACCTTGTGGATAATAGTTTTGTGGAGCAATATATACAGAAGTTCTTTGACCATCTTCTGTAAGAGCTCTTTGTAATTCATCTTCATAGACCATTTTCATTGCTTGCATAGCTTGTGGATTTTTTTTCATACTTAAATAGTAAGCAAGACCTGCTACCATACAAGGTATAAAACGAAAAACTACATCAGCTTGATTAGTAAAAGCTCCCGCATCCTCTACTCTTTTTAAATAATAGTATTTAACATAAGTGTATGTAGATGCATCTGGAGTTTGATATAAAGTAATGGTAGGAGTTGTTTGTCTATCTACATAATATTGACTTGGTTGTCCTTGTGATCCTTTATTTGGTAAAGCCGCATATTCGCTTCTGCTTATTTTTGTCAATGACACATCATTTGTTGTAGAAGTCGTGCCTGTAGTTGTGCTTACATAAGCTTCTAAAATATCATTAGCATTTGTTGGTGCTGTATAAGTTGCAGTTCCTGCTGTAAGTAGTTGTTCTTTTAATTCTACTTTCCATAAATGAACTCCTCTATTACCCCATTCTGAAAACATAATATTTAAACTTCTTCTAGCTGATTTTAAATCTTGACCAGAATTAGTTTGCAGTCCAACTCTTTCATAAGCCTCTTCTATAATATCATCTATATTTAAATCAAAAGCTGTTGTTCCTGATGTAGCCATTATCTAACACCTATAAATTTAGTTCCTCGCACAGCTACTCCGCCACCTTTAGAAAACTTACCTATGTCAAAGTCAAACTCTTTAAATATATCACCACGTATTTGTTCGTACTTTTCTTTGTCACCTTTTTGTTTAGCTTCTTTGGCTAAAGCTTTTAATTGATTCATTCTAGACATTATAATATTCCTTTATAATAATCTGCTAATCCACCTTTGACAGCAAATGTTTTTACGTTAGTTGGTTTACCACCAAC